GTCCGTAATAGAGGTGTCGGGTAGTTTGGATACCATGACCAAACCATACTGAGTAGGGGTAGTGAGAAATTGGATACGTATCCTCAGCCCCGCTCTAAAGAAACCAAAATTCGACAAATAAGTAGAAATAGTGGGAACTTGGAGCAGGGAGTTGTAAGGGGACAAGGATGTGGTCTGACTAGAGGATATAGTGTCAGAATGTACCATATATTCCCTACAAAGTATGTCGGTGGGAGTTTTGTCTGGATAGGGGTCTATATTCAGGACCAGACTAGCCTGAATTTTTTCTACAAGAACGGGTGTTTCGTCTTGTACGTATGTCAATTCTACTGAATTTTCGGCAGCTGCAGTTGAGGTTAAGGACGCAGTGAAGAGCTAATCACTACATCCCCTTATATTCTCCGTGTCCCAACACACTAGAGAATGTTCTGTCTCAGCCCGTGAGAAGGGCATTATACGAAAACTGAGACTGGGGCGCGTTTTATAAGGGCATCCCGAGCCCTGTGGGTGCATATATTTAAAGACCTTGCCAGGTCATGAAGGACATTTAGAGGTGGTTGACACCTGGCATCACGTCTTCATTAAAGACGTAACTGATGTCATTGAGATACCAATTCTCCAACAATTTTCTTCTACTGGTTTCGTAGATGGGGATGTGAGGTGTTATCTTCTTAAGTTTGCGACTGCGATAGAGTTCCAACATAGTGTTTCTGATCTCCTTATACTTGTCTTCTCCATAAACAGCAAGTTCGGTAAAGGCTGCATCCGACCTCATCTGTATGGCTTCTTTGTCCGAGAAACCTGGGATAGGGTTATAGTAACACAACATGTTGTGGATGGAATTGATCCTGAGCCTACCCATGAGATAACCTGTGGATGGGTCCAGATAAAAATCTCTTCCCAGGAAGTTGTCATCCGGTCCGTTCTTCTCTATAAACATGGGCATAACGTCGGACTTGGAGGGAGTGGTGAAATGTATGCCGTAATATTCAAAAAAAACCTTCTGAATATGGGGCATATTAAATTTTTCCTTGACTTCATTACTGCAGCTTCCTATGTTGTCATCTCCTCCAGTGTACAAAGACACATGGTCAGTGAAATTGAGTTCGGGGTATGCTAAGACAAAAGCTGTCTTTATACCGCACCAAACACAAAAACAATTATAGAGGAATGTCAAGAAGTGTCCTGAAGAATGTCCCCTAATAGTCTGATATACTCCACCTTCATTGGTAGTGAAGTAGTAACCGTCTAGACCTCTTATAAGATTAGTCATAGAGTCCACTTCCTCGTCTGAAAGAGCGTACATCTCGCACAACCATTCTATAAAGAAATCATTGAGAAGGGAACAGGTGGTTGCTTCTTCTTTCTTGATGTCTCCTCCAAACATGTTGGGATGAGTAGCAACTCTAGACCTGAGGAAGTTCCAATGAGAACTGAGCGGGTTAACTCCTAAGGCTGCGGCGGATCTGCCCCAGTGTTTGGTCATCTGATCTATAAGATCTCCAGTCCACATCCTGAGGGCTATGTTGTAAGCTAGATCGTGGCCATTGATAAGGCGGCAAACGGGATCATCCACCAAAACCTTCTCATAGTCTAGGAGTTCGGCCTTGGCAAACTGCTGACAGACGGGTTTATAAACACCTTTCTTTATATGGAGTAGTATATCATCCACTCGCTGCTTTAGTTCCGGTGCGTAAGTCTTCTTGTCAAAATCTACAAGTTCATGTTTCTTCTTTCCTTTAAAGTGAGGACCAACGTACTTGGATTTGCTTGCCATAGATTCTATACCGTGAGATGGGTCTCCGAAAACTGCTGTTTCGAAGTCCCAGAGTTCGTGTTTACGGTCAGGATAGTAAAATCCTTCAAAAAAACGGGGTTTCTTAAAATCCGTGGGAGGATGAAAGGTAGGACCCATGTTGGCTGTGGCGATGTTCCTTCTAGTCCTAGAATCCTTGCACACGTTGGCAGGATACTGTATGTCTGGTTGAAAAGCCCTGACAAAAAGAGGATCTATGGGTCGTATACCTGTATTGGGAGGAGTTGGGACCTTGTCCTTTATACCTCCTATATACTTGGCGCCTGGAATGAAGCTGCCTGGGACAAAGGGATCGATTTTTTCGGAAAAACCAACAGCCATATCATCTTCTTGGGATTGCATCTGAGCCACAACTTGGTCTGTAGAATAGATGGGAACTATAGTAGCATCATTCCCTATGCTAGAAAAATGCATACCGACCAGAGGTTTTGGCTCCCCAGTAGATTTCAAAAAAACTTTTCCGCAATCGCCTGTTTCGCCTCTAGCATTGACCGCTAGCAGATACTGTAGGTCGGTATCTGTATAATTCTCCATCTTGGAGTTCCTAACTTTGAAAATAAGACCCTTGTCGTGCATAGTCTCAAAAGGACCTTCCATACCGTGAAGAACCTGCATAGTCCTGGGATCGACTGCCTTAGTAAACCTCTGGAGGTTGTAAGAAGTGCGGGAAAACAGTTCGTCGCGATCAGGAACAAGATGCCAGAGAGACTTTATGCCGCTTATGGGAACGCGATTGAGAACGATTCTACCCAAATCTCTTGTTATATCCGGCCTGGACACAACAAAACAGTCCGATTGGAAAACATGACAAGACTTAACATTGTACTCGGGGGAATCGGGGAAAAGTTCAATCTGAAGAACGGGATTCTTTTCTGGTTCTTCACACCCGACAACATGCCAAGTAAACAAAATGGTCCTGTTATCCATGAAAAGGACGGTACCTAGATGCTGAACACTGTTAGAGAAGGTGAATCGAGCGACGAACTGGTTCTTAAGTACGCTAAGGGCCGTTTCAAAAGACGATGCAAGAGAGCTTTTCCCAGATTGGAAAGTACCGGTGTTCCAGTCATATTTTCTAAAAGCTAAAGTCATCTGATCGTGGTATTTTATGGCTCGGTCTGCTCTAGATCCAGGGACACGGGCTTTCTTACCTTTGCCCCCCACCGCATCTTTCAGACCCTTATCTTTAGAGCCTTGCAATTGGGCTGGAACTTCAGTACCGACAAATGCACACACAGCAGCAACAGTAGCTGAAACGATAGTAGTGAGAAAAGCAGCTGCCGCTCCAAGCACTGTCATAGGAATATCCAGGCCTAGATGTATCCTAAGTATGAGTCTGGTTTTCCAGTCGTAGGGTAAGGAGTTTGCCTTGAAAGGAGACCTGTAATCCCCAACGTTGACTACAAAAGAGCCAAAGAAGGATGTGGCACTAAAAACTCCTGGTCCATCACCGGCGTAAATAACCTTGCCTCTAGTATGTTTGAAAACGTAATCCCAAGCAGCAGTATGGTAAGAGGAACCATAAAGATTGTAAATTTTGTAAATGAATTCTTCTGCTGTATAAACCTGTTGGACAATACTCTCAAAGACTGAG